CTGCTAACCGTTTGAGTTCAAAAACATTATCTGTTTCATCCTTCAAGACTGGTTTCACAGTTTTATCGCCCGTCATTGCTACACGACCTTCACTTAACACCTTAGCTTGAGGCTTTGATGCGCTGCTGTTGTTAGTAAGCACTGCTGGTAGATACTTGTCATATACAGAACGCAGTTTCTCGGTCTGTACATTCTCAAGAAGATCCGACATCACCGTAGCTTTGTCTTTGTTAAGCGGTTGCAACAGTTCGGCTAACACTTGTTTGCGCTTAACGCTTTCTTGAATAATCTTAATTTCACGGTCTTTAGACTCAACTAACTGAGTCTTTTCAGATGCTGCTTTTTTAGCTTCTTCGAGTTGTCGAGTTTTAGCTTTCACTAAAGATGTTAGCTTGGCAATTTCCTTGTTCTCATTTAAATGAGTAGCAGTGAATTCGCTAGCAAACGCTTCGAACAATCTACGTCCAAACATGTTTTCGCGAGCAACTTGAATGTCTTCTTTCAGTTGTCCTAGCTCTGACTTTAAACCTGTGGTAATTGATTCTTTAACTAGCTGTGCGCTGCGAGCAACGAACGCTTTTTGCATTTCTGCCATTTTTTCTTTGGCGCCTGCAATTAGACGAACTTTTGTCTCAACAACTTCTTGCTTGTCTTTAGAAAACTCTGAAATTTCTTCAGACAACTGACGCATTACGAAACCTTCCAGTCTCTTAACGCTCTCAGTTTGTACTTTACGATCTTTCCGTAGTTCTTTGATTTCTTCAGCTAATTTTTCAACCATAAAATCATTGAACCGTTTGCTTGACTCACGCACGTTCTGATTGAACTTAACGCGGTCTGCCGCAAGAGCTTTCTTTTCTTCCCTGAATTCAACGATTTCTTGTTGCAGGGATTCAGTTACCATTGTGTCTAAAGCTTCAACCATTACACTTTTATCGTGTTCATAGCGGCGGGCGAATTCCTCACGCAATTCACTACGGGCTAGCTCTTTGGCTTCAGCAAGCTGAGCCTCCCATGCTTCCGTAATGGCTTGACGTGTATCTTCGTTTATAATGCCGCCATCAATAAGTGGTTTGATCGCATTTAACATAACGTCTCCTTGTTAACTTCCCAAGTTCCATGGGATTCCTTCTGATTAAAATCTTCCATAATGCAAGATTTCAAACTTCTTCCAGAAATAAAATTATCTGGTTCTGTACCTGGTATAAACCGTTTTGCTGTCAATCCATTAGTAAACCATTTATACTTAGTTTTGTCATAACTCATATCGTGCTGAATTTTTCTTCCAATAGTAAATCCGTCTGGCTCTTTGCCAGGTGTACATTGTAATGACTCCGTACCATTGGTAAACCAACGCTTTACATAGATCCTACCTTTAATAAATCCATCATCCATTTGATCTTTATTTACTTGCTTTGATGTATCCCCATTGTTTACCCACATAAGTTGTCCACGTTTACCTTTGTTCCATGCCTCTTTGCCAAACATTGGGTTTTTAATTCCTATTTTTTGACTTCGAAGAATTTCTTTAATCTCAGGGCGTGTTGATGGATTTTTGTTACCAATGCACTTACCTTTTCTCGACACGCTTACTTTTTTAGCATAGTTTTCTATACGAGAGTCAGTATCTTTTGTTAAAGATTTATTCCATGGTGGAATGCCATTAGTAGTAAACTTACCATCTCCATTATGCTGGTTAAACGACATAGGGTCATTTTTTGCGTCAAGTTGTGATAGATATGCTGATTCAAGATTGCGAATAAACGTTGGATCGCCAATTAACAATACTTCTCTTTCCCAGTCGTTTCTATTTTCAAGAATCATCGGTTTGACAATTTTACTTGAGCATATATACCCATCATTTGGATGGCACCCAACAGCAGCTCTAGATCCAATATACCACTTACGAGTAGGAATATGAGTCCATTTATACAAGAAAGCCAATGTTATTTTCATTTTAGTTTCATATCCTGAATTAAGCGTATGACTTGACCTTTGATATACCGTTGCACCTTAGTATCAGCTGCCATTTCAAGAACTTTATGACCATGACGCATGTTCATAAGTGATTCGTAAATAGCTTTTGGATATGCGTTTGGAGCTGATGGCTGGGCTACTATATCTACAGTAATAATTTCAAAATCACTAACATGACCGTTTGCTTCATTGACGTTACCGCTTCCGCGGCTGGAAACTCCAAGCTTCACTCCCGATTCCAGCATAGTTTTAACAATATTTCCCATCGGTGTCGGGAGAATTTGTAATTTTCCTACACCATTGGGACCTTCCATGCTCATTTTTACAATTTTGTGAGTAACTCTATCGAGGTTGATTTTAAGATCATCTGGATGATCCATTTCACCGAGAATATCACCTCCATTGGAGTCAAGTAAAATGTTATTCATCGAGTCTACGGCTTTTTTAATTTCATGGACAGGGTATACGCGCTGGTTCGCATTTCGTATATCGCCTTGAATAAAAATTCCAGCCATATATAAATGCTTACCTTTATTACCAAAAGCATCTTCAGCTTCTTCCAAAGTAACTTTATTTTTGCCAATACTTGGGGAAATGAATTCTGATAAGATTACTTTAGACATATATCTATTACGCCTTGTAGCCTGACGATCCGCCTGGATTGAAGGATTTCTTAGCAACTGGAACTGACTCTTTAGTTGTTTGACCTTCTTGCTCACGCTTTACAGTACGCTTGTCTTTGTAGCCTTTAGTGTTAGCACCTGGGCTGTTTTCGTACTTGTCTTGACCCATCTTTGTCTCGCCTTTTGTCAAGTAATTGCTTGGTTTCTTGGGACCAGTATTACTGTCACGGTCAGAAGCTGCACCACCTTGTGCTATATTTTTTGTAGTTCCACCCATGTCGTTTTTACCACCGATTTGGGTGCTCTTAGAGTTGATTGGTGATTTTGTACCACCAGACCCAATAGCGTCACCTTCAACAGGCTTAACTGCAGTTACTTTTTCAACATACTCGCGCATTAAGTCAGCTGGTGACTTGCGAGATTCTTTAACTTTTTTAGCTTTTTCTTCTTTCTCAGCAGTCTTACCGTCGTACTTGTCGCCCTTAACAGCAGTACCTGGGTGTTTGTTACCCTTCATGTCAGTCCATGGTTTGTCGGTTTTCTTGGATTCGCCGTAGATGCTAGCTTCGCCAAACTTTTGTCCGTCTGACTCGGCTTCGTCACCTAGTTCTTCACCGCCTATGTCTTCTTCATCAGCGTCGAACTCGTCGTCGCCCATGTCATCTTCGCCAGCGTCATCATGGATACCAGGCATATTTTCTTCTTCAGCTTCTTCGCCGGCCATTAGCGAGTCAAACTCTGCTTTAAGTTCGTCGATTGCGTCTTCTAGATCCATAACACGGGCTTCAACACTTGCTTCGCCACCTATTGCGTCCTCATCGCCAGCGAACTCATCGCCAGCGAACTCATCGCCGTCCATGTCGTCATCGCCAGCGAACTCATCGCCGTCCATGTCGTCATCGCCAGCAAACTCGTCATCTTCATGCATACCTTGTTGGTCGCCGTCAATAATATCATTCTGATCTTCAATTTCGTCGCCAAGGCGTTCTGCACCGCGACCACGTTGGACAGGGAACTGGTCCTCGTCAACTAAACTCTCATAAATATCACGGCTTTTTGCGATTACAATATCGTGAAACAATGCTTTAGCTTTCGCGTCATCTTCGTTGATAATGTATTGAATAAGTTTTTCGAACTTTTGCATAGGTAACTCCTTAAGGTTATATAACTTGTAATATTATTTACTCAAAACTGAATAAATCAGTGTAATATGAGTGTTTTTCAGAGCGAACTTAAAGATAACTAGAAACTTGCGCAGTTTTGCGCTAATTACATGTATGGTTGCTTTGATTTATACGGGCCGCGCTTACTTCCAGTCATTACCTCACTGCGCATTTTTCGAAATCCCTCCGTTTTCGATCTCGCTGATAGTCGAGACCGTCTTTCATTCGCTCCAACTAAGCCGTATAATTCTTCCCAGGATTTCCCCTTTTTAATTTCAGACAATCTTTTCTTGTGACTTTCTGATTTAGGGGCTTTCATATTTTCTGTATTACTTTTAGGCTTTCTCATTTTTTCTTTTGTTGCCTCTGTACAAACTCTACCATACGTTCCCTCACCGCCATCTGTCATGTTTAGCAAAATTCCTGTTCCAATATCTTTTCTACCCCACCAGTTAATCAAGCGGCGTTCTATTGCAACAGCACCCAATGGTGTCAAATTTGTCTCGAGAAAAATTATATATTGTTTTGCTGGTGTGTGGCAGCCTTTGCCAGCTATACGATGAGCTTCATATGCTCGTCTGCCAGTTCCTTTGCCAATGTAGTATGGTGTTCCTGCTTTTGCAGTCTTAGAATCTTTGCTTCGCACGTATGCGTAAACATAGTAAATATCATTGCTGGACATATAACCTCCGTTGTCGTCTAGAGTAGTCGGGGATTGCCGTCCCGCGGGCTACACCTTTATCATCGAGCGTAAAACCACTGGACTGAAGATCCAGTGGTTTTACGCTCGATGATAAATTCTGCAGATTTCATGAGAGTTATGTGTTACATTCCCATACCACCAGCGTCCTGCTCTGCCGGTTTATACATATTTGAAAGACCTTTCAACTTTTTCTCGTGCTCTATTTTTCTAATATCGTTGATTTGCCGTAGTTTATTCAGCTGGTCAAGAGTAAGCCGTGTTTTCCGTAAATCAGAAATAGTTAAAATGGACTGATCGTCCTTCTCAGTAGAGTAGCCGGGCGGATTTGCCTCAATGACCGAGTCCTTACCCATTTCAAATAAATCTAATATATACATATCTTTATTTAACCAAAAACTAGTTTTTTACTGAGCTGGCGCTGGAGCGCCGCCAGCACTGCCCATTGGTGATGTGGCTCCAGTGGCACCTGCACCACCGCCCATATCTGCTCCACCCATATCCTCACCTTCTTCACTGCCCATGTCGTCAGGCATTGGCCCTAAGTTTTCTAAGTCAGAGGATATGCCTCCTGCTGACACGCCAACAGCCCGCAAGTTTGGATCATCAGGTTTGGCATTTTCATCAGCATGCTCTTCAGACCACATTTGCTCGTTCTCTTGCATTTCCTCCTCAGTTAGACCAAGGTAGCGGGTAAGTAAGAACCGTTTTGCCAAGTAGGGTATCTGCTCAACTTGAGTAAATGTTGAAATTCTCGCTGCGTCAATCTCAACTTGACGATATTTTGTAAAGTTTTGCGGTTCGTTAAACTTTAAGTCAAAAACACTGTTATCAATGTTAAAGCCTCTAAACCTCAAAAAGATTTTAAACTCTTTGTCCAATACGCCAGATACAAAATTTTGCAGTCTCTTACAGTATTGGTTGAATCTCCATTCTTGAATCATTGCGATACCAACTTTTCCGTCGCTAAAGTTATTAGCTGCTTCATCATTTTGGGTTGGCAGATAGCTTGCTGGAATACGTAATCCGCGGAATAACTTGTTTGTGAAGAATCTCAGATCAGTTATTTCACCTAGATTTGAGTTCTTTGTAAAAATTCCTGATTCAAGTGCAAAAGTATGGTAATCATGATACTTTTCACCAGCATCAATAGTTAGTGTACCTACCTCAACCAGGTCAGGCAAATACTCAATTGATACAATTTTGTGATTGTACAACTCAGCTTCTTTTCTAAATTGCCGCCAATTTTTATACCCGTGCCGTGTCACACCAATACGAATCTGAGATTCGGTTATTCCAGTCTTATCCCAATTTGGAGATTTTGTATCTTTGTTAGCATCAAGATAATAGTTCAAAAATGATTGATCAGAATTAAGTCGGTTCACTATAGACTGTAGATTTTCTTGATGTGAAGTTTTACCTAGCAGCATAGATTGAATTTTGTCTAAAACGACTTTATCAAAAATTACTTCTTGGTTCTTATAGTATTTTTCTCTGACTCCAGGAGTATTCATGAAGTTGGATGATTTAACACCTATTTTCTCATTTCTTTCAACATATTGCCTGGTTTTCTTAAAGTTTTCCCAACCTGTTTTTTGTGCAGTAGTAAATCTTAGATGAAACTCATTATCACACAGTTTTTTTTGTAAAGCAGCGGACCCCAATTTTGACTTCTTAGCATTCCGCTCACATAGCTCAAAATGTTTATCATCTGTAATATTATCAAAATATCGTTGTATCCCATTCGTAATATTAATAATACGGGAATTACGCTCAGTATCTGTCAATGATTTCCAATTATTTGATAATCTGTCTGAAATTTGTTTAGTATACTTTGCCCATAATATGGGATTTTTTTTCATCTCGTCAAATTTAGCTTTAGCTGCAACTGTTCCTAGCCGTTGAGATTCTTTACTGAAACCCAAAGATTGATGATACATTTTATGATCATCCCATACCATGTGAACTAAATTTTCAGGTGAATTATTATGTCGTTTTAAATCAACATGATGAATAACGTTTACGTGATCAGTTGCCCTACTTTCGTCATAAGTAAATTTGTCAATTATTCCGTGTTTGGATAACTCATTTGCAACTAGTCGATGAACAAATTGCCACTGTTTAGTGTCTGGCTGGTATACTTGAGTATAGTTAAGTTTTTTATAGTTGCTAATATGCTCCTGTTTCGTGTTAAACGGAATCATACTCTCACCAAGTTGTAAATCTTTGGCTTCAACAAATCCCTTACCTATTACAGGGAATTTGTGGTCTGGGGTCGCAATTATCTCTTGGCCATTATCCAAAATTATTTTCATTACTTGAGCAGATTTTTGAGTAACCCCCGCCCAACTTATAATGCCCGGAACAATATGCCCGTTGTCTGGATTACAACTATAAACCCAATTTGTTTTTCCAGATGCATATTCTTCAGTTAATTCACTCAGGGTCAGTGTCCTCCCGTCAAGTAGCGGAACTTTAGTATCCATTACTAAGCAACCCCCAGGCAGTGCTTCTACGCTTGAACCGCGTCCATCTGCGGTTTGGGGAAAGAAGAAGTCCTCATTCATTGAAATCGGATTGTATGTTGCATCCATCATATTACCGCCCGAGCCGTTAATAGACGGTATTCTACGTTGATGCACTTCGTTTTTCACTCTTTCAACAAATGCCATTGCTAAGTGAGATGGCATATTTCCAACGTCAATTTTGAAAATTCTACGTTCAGGTGCCCGTTGAATACGGTAAATAATAATCGCATCTTCAAGTAGTTCCTTTTGTTTAAACACTTTAAACACTGTTTCTAAGACAGAAGTACCGAACGGCCACGCCATGTCTAGCCCTTCTGACAAGCTAATATGAACTACGTGCTCTGCGTTAATAACTGCTTCATTTTTTGCGCTAGTAAATCTTGATCCGCCCTGCCCGCCTGCTGGTGTATACGCTCCAGCACTACCTCCAGTACCACCCATTTGCGGGTGATTTTCATATGAATCGGACGTAGTGACTGCTGTAACTGTCAAATTTTGAAGATTAGGATTAAGATCTTTAATGACGTATTGCTCAGGTTTTTTGCCGTCAGACTCATTTACAATAACTTTTGTTACCTTTGACATTTCAGACCATAGTAGTTTAAACGTCTCTGGATCGCGAATAAACACTTGATCACCGTATTTCAGTGTGTTCCTAAACAGTTTGAAAATTCTCTTGTCAAATTCGTTCAGCTTGCACCATTGCTGCAACTGCTCTTTAACAATCTTTATTTCGTTATCAGTTGGGGTTTCTTTAAAATCAATATCAAACGCCGTGCCGTTTTCTATGTTTGTTTGAGTAGAAAATTCTGCCAAAATATCAAGCGCAGCATTGATTTCGCTGTCAGCATCCATTTGCTCATACTGATTGTATCGTTCAATACGGTTTGGGTGGCCAACATAAACCTCAGGTAGCGAGCTTTGGTAGTTTTTCACGCCAAAACTATTCATAGAATCATTGTTGCCGCCACTGATTGGGCTAACATTGTTAAGGTTAGCTATTTTAAAATGCTTTTGCCATGTTGCCATGAAGTTTAGTCCTCGATATGTTATTTAGCCTAAACCGTTGCTCTGTAAATTCTACTTGAAATATGTTTGTGATCAGATGATGTATCTACCAAATCTTGCATCAGGCCTGTGGTTTGCTCTACCATCTTATTTTGTTCGGTCAATAATGTAGTTACTTTTGCCAGCGCAGTTACCATTGCCCGTTGTGAACTTTCTGTATTACCTTCTGCTTTAGTATCTTCAAAATATTTTGATAGCATTTCAACTATTGGTTTAAATGCCGTTAACACTGATGCATCATTTAATGAAACTTGCACATTATCTAATGCAGTTTTATTAATAGTTGACATTGCTGCTTTAGTTGAGATATCTGCTTCTTGAGCCATTTTAGTTTTGACATTACTGTCATCTAGTGTAGGACTATTTTGATTTACTATTCTAGCACTACTATTAAGTGGAGCCATTGCCCCAATGTCCTTTGACAAATTTACTGTTGATGCATCACTAGCCAAATTGGATTCTGGTTTATTTTTTTCAATAGCAGCAATGACCGGAGCAAATGACGAGGAATCAATTGCAGTAAACGCAGTATAAGTATCATTATCATGAAATAACTTAGACTTTTCTATTGCTGATAGTAAGTTGTTATTACTTTGGGCTGGGTCAATAGGTTTATTTTTGTCTATCGCAGCAACAATATTGGCTGTCGATTGAGCTGGGTCAATAGGTTTATTTTTGTCTATCGCAGCAACAATATTGGCTGTCGATTGAGCTGGGTCAATAGGTTTATTTTTGTCTATCGCAGCAACAATATTGGCTGTCGATTGAGCTGGATCAATAGGTTTATTTTTGTCTATTGCAGCGACGATATTAGCTGTCGATTGGGCTGGGTCAATAGGTTTATTTTTGTCTATTGCAGCAACAATATTAGCTGTCGATTGGGCTGGGTCAATAGGTTTATTTTTGTCTATTGCAGCGACGATATTAGCTGTTGATTTATCAGATTCTTTATTTGTTGGTGTTTTGGTATCTTGTTTTTGCTCGGCGTTACTTAGTGGGTCTGTGTGAGACAAATTGTATGCGAATATGCCAAGGCTATCTACATCAAATGCTTTTTGTAACGCTGAATTAAGAGCGTCATTTAAAAAGTTTGCCCCGTCTCCGCCGTCCCATACGCTATTTGCAGCTTGCAAACCAGCGGCGGCTGCGGTGGCTGATACTGCTGCTAGTGCTACTGTTCCTGCTGACGCTCCGGCGATTGCAGTTCCTGCAGTAGACATTGCGCCGCTAAGGGTAGTAGCAGCACTTGATGCAGCACCAACTATTGTGGAACCTGCTGCTGTTAGTGCTGCTCCAGCTGAGCTAGCTGCTCCTGCTATTGTCACGGAAGCTGAAGTTAGCGTTCCGCCTAAGGTGCCAAACACTCCGGTCACTGATGCGGTTCTTGTTCCGAGTAAAAGTGATGCAGCTTTGAACTCTAATAGCCCAGTAACTAGGCTACCTATACCCGTTGCTACACTAGACAGTACCATAGATGTTTTATCTACTGGTTTTAAATCTGCTAGCATTCCTGCATTTTCTAGCGCCGATTTCATTTTAGCAGTGTACTCTTCAAGATTGGCAAATAAATCGCCCTCTAGTTTTGCTCTAGCTTGCTCACCTTTAATCTGTATATCATTTAAATCTTGAGTAGTCTTAGAAAGAGTCTGCATCGACTTAACTACTTCTTGCTGCGCTGCAACTGCCGCCTCAGAAGATGTTGCTCCTTTAAGAGATTCTTTTTGCACATTGCTATACAACTCACTTGCAGCCCCAGCAGCCCCAGTATTTGTTCCCAGCATTTGAGCAAGGCCTAGACTGGACATATTTGTCACCGCAGTATCACTGTTAAGTTCTCCCCCAAGTTTACCACTTAATCTAGCTGCTTCAGTGTTTGACCCTGCGTAATCTTTGTTATGTGTATTTGCAACTAGATCTTTAACTGACTGCTCAGATCCAGTTTGATTCATTACAATGGCAGAGCTTATATCTGTTACAATGCCGCCGCGCCCATTCATATCGCTAGTTGCAAACTGTTGAAGAAACGCTTTTTCTAATCCCTTTGACGCAGCAATAGCATAATCTCGCTGAAATTTTTCGCGAGCTTTTACATCGCCGTCACGGGTCATCTTGCGTATTTTATTTTCAACCGCAGCATTAGTGGCAGCATCCCTTGCTTGCTGCATTTTTGCTTTAGCATCCTGCCCAGTAATAGCCGATATTGTCCTTAAATTTTCCGCATAGTCACGAGTACTACTAGCTATGTCAGATTGAGATACAGTGGACATATCGCGACCAGAGCGACGCATTTGTTCCATTGTCTTAGCTACTACTTCCCCTTGCTCTTCAATACTAAATCCTAAATTTAGCAAACTTGATTTTAGCTGATTTCCCTCAGCACCAGCAAAAGTTTTAGCAAGTTTTCTAAACCCGGCTTGCATCCCTATACCAGCACCAGATATAGTTTCAGCGTTAGTTTTTTGTATTTTGGATAGAGTGTCCATTGACACCCCAGTCTCAGCAACAATTCCTTTTAGTTCATCCATGCCGGCGGCAAAGTTTGCACCAGTTGATGAAATAGCCATAAAGCTAGACATTACCTTAGTGGCTTGAACATTCATTATGTCCAATCTTGCTTTTTCATATGCTACAGTAGCATCAGCTACATTTTGGAATACTGAGGTAAGAGCCGAAATACCGGTCGCAAGTAATCCAACTTTACCAGGCATTTTAGAAAATGCGTCTGCAGTTGTTTTAACTCCACTCGATAATGCGTTAAATGACTGTTGACCAGCAGTTATCTCTGCGTTTAAAATTGAGTTAGCTACGGCAATACCGTCGCCGCCAGATTGAACAGCTTTTAAAATTGATGTTGACGCTGTAAACGTTGCTACAACTAGTGATTTCATCGTCTGATTAATAGACGACACCATTACTTTATTTGCAGCAAGTCTAGTATTAACGGCTTCAGCTTCGTCTAGGTCACGCTGAATTTCTTTTTTTGTTGTTTCGTCAAGAGCTTCGGAAAGATTGCCCAAACTTGTCTTAAATACAGCAGCCTTTTTGTTAAATTCCTCTAAGGTGATTGCGCCGGCTTTATAATCAGCAGTAAGTGCAGCTAGCTCTTCAGATAACTTTTTCGCTATCTCGGCTTCAGATTTCCCTGCTTTTCGCAGGTTATCAATATCCTTAGCTGCTTTGCGTGTGGCATTAACAAAACTGGTGCCAGCACTAGTGATATTTTTCGCCGTATCACTAGCAACACCCATAGCTTCCATTTTAAGTGTCAGTGCTTCGATGGCTGCGGTTAACGCTGCAATTTTTTCTTCATCCATATATTTTTACTCACTAAATATGACTATACCATATATTTATAGGCGAAAAAATGACTGAAAATCAAAATCCTCTTGCGAAACACTTTAGACAACCCGTTATTCACTTTAAGTTGCCAAGCAACGGTGCTTTTTGGCCAGAAGGTGCGTTAGACTTACCAGTAACTGGAGAGTTGCCCGTGTATTCAATGACAACTAGAGATGAAGTTATTATACGCACCCCCGATGCGCTGTTAAATGGTAGTGGAGTAACTTCAGTTATTCAATCTTGCATCCCAGAAATCAAAGATGCATGGAAAATGCCCAGTGTTGACGTTGATTCTGTGCTTATTGCTATCAGAATCGCAAGTTACTCCAATACCATGGATATTGAAACTACATGCCCACATTGTAAAGGTGAAAATACTTACGGAATTGACTTGCATAATGTGTTGGCAAATATTACTGTTCCTGATTTCAATAAATCCTTTACTATTGACGGGTTAACTTTCAAGTTTAAGCCGCGTCAATATTTTCAAATGAATAAAGCAAATTTAGTTGCTTTTGAAGAGCAAAAGTTAATTAACACTATTCAAAATACAGAGTTGGCAGATTCTGAGCGAACTTCATTGTTTTCGCAACATTTGAACACGATTGTTGATCTTTCGAACCAAATGTATGTTGACTCTACAGAATATATCTTAACCCAAGACAATGTTAAAGTAGATAACCCAGTGTTTATTAACGAGTTTTACAAGAACAGTGGCAAGAATGTTACTAACCAAGTGAAAAAAATACTTGAAGATTTTGCTGAAACTGCGAAGATTAAACCTGTGAAGGTTGTATGCAGTGAGTGTGAGAAAGATTTTTCAGTTAATCTTACCTTCGATCATTCCCATTTTTTCGCCTAAGGCTTTTGTCCATGCCTGCTGATAGAATTGCCAGTTATATCAGCAAAATGGAGAAAGAGGCAAAAGCCTTAAAGAGCGAGGCAATGAAGTTAAGCTGGTTTATGCGCGGGGGCCTTAGCTACGATGATGCAATGCTTCTCTCAGTCTCTGAGAGAGAAAATCTCAATAAACTCATCAACGAAAATTTAGAAACTACAAAACGGTCAGGTCTTCCGTTTTTCTAAAATCCTGCAGTATTATTTACTGTGGGGGTTTCCAACAGTTGTTATCCATGCTGAAAATGGAAACATGTTATCGTTGAATTTTTTTAATACGTACCAGATACGATTCTCGCTATCCCACCTAGCACCCAACGCTTTGACCTTTTTTATATCCCTTCCGGGGACATTGAGATTTACTCGGTAGGCTTTGCGGTTGATTTCTTTTACATCATCTTCGAAAGAAAATAGGTTATTACTCATCTCGTATTTAGCCATTTGTCTAACGGTGGGATATTTTTAATGGTGATGCTTAACGCATCACCTGACTTTCGCTATCGCGTCGCGATAGCTCAGTCCTTTTTAGTTTTTGGATTTAGGATGATTTAAATTGAATAATGTTATATAAACACGTTATCGCTATCATTTACATAACCGACACCTGAGCGGTTTTTGCGAGCTACTGAAAGTAGCGACCAGTATTGCCAATTACCAAGAGCCAGCACGGCAAATGTGAGTCAAAGAAAATCAAATCAAATCATGATTTGAGCCTTCTTGACTCTACGCTTTGCAATTTACCTGTCGCCCTTGCACCTATATCTTCGTTTTAATGGAGGGGATTGACTATGTCACTCTCAACCAGAAAAATATATTACTCACCCGAAATATTATTTTTCCTGGCACGAAGCGCGTTCGTTAGTGGTACGAGTAAAGGAGTAAACCGTTACTTTACGCACCAAGCATGATCAAATATATTAGGAAAATGATCTGCCGCTAACCCAGTGGGATATACCGTCTATTATGAACCACCGGCCGCTTTGGTAAAACCTGTTAAACTATTACTAAAACATCGCTCCAACGTGTGACCAGTTTTTCAGGCACTCAACGCCACCTTGGGGATGATATTTTTTATGGTTCCTTTGCTTCTTACACAAAGGTAGGACTGCTCATCGCAGTGTAATAGCTCGCGTAGAGTTCGCTTACAGCAGTGGGCCACACCACCAATGAGGGCCTTGCCACACAGATACAGGTCAGACTCTGTGCAAATCCATTTCTCTACTAATACTTAAACAGGTGTACTAGCCCGCTGTGTGCATGTGCCTTTGTGGCTGGGCTTTTTTCAAAAATAATAAGAGATGGTCTCTGATAGCGAAATATATACAATAATTATGTCGTTTTATAAAAATCTATAAAACTGACTAGACGTTTCAACGAATCTACCTTTGGTATTTCTACCTTAGGATTTACTGACTCTCTACGTCTGTAATCGGATAATTCTTCCGATGTAAGTGAGTAAAGATCATTTAGACCTTTACTCAAAACTCATTTTGTGAAATTTAATTTTACCTCCAGTTCCACAAAGTCATTCTAGTTATTTTAAGATCACCATATAAATTATATTAAAGTTATATGACTATTTATGGTAATTTAAATTTAGTAGTAATATTTTTCTAATCCATAAGGAAAAAATTTGTCATCAGATTGGGCTAAAAAATCTTTTAACCTGTAGCCGAAAACTTGGTTGTAATAAAATAGTGGGTTTAAAGTTGGTTGACGTTTTTCAACAAATACAAGATCGTCAGTCCCGTTGTATTTGATTATAAGAAGCATTTCTTTTTTGCTATTTCTAGCGTCCTGAGTTGCTTGCTTAATCCACGTGTCCCATTGTGCGACTTTACCCTTCACAATGGCAGCGAACGTGGGGCCTGCTTTATAGTTTTTACACTCAACGGAGTATTTGAATCCATCTGGGCAAATCAAATCTCCAAAGTTAGCGTGGTTTAAATCATGTGTCACGACTCGGCGTTGATTTGAACCACCAAAAAATGAGCCAGAATCTGTATTCCTACGGAAAGCGGATGAAATTCCAGTTACCTTTTCGAAGCGAGATGATAGCAAGTTAGATATCTTGCGCTCATACGAGGAACCTTTACTTTTGCCGTTGACTTTAGGAGTTACTGTGCTCATCAGTATCTATTTAGTCTTTTACTTTGCAGACATCAGATTTTTCTTGTCCTGAATCTCACCGCGTCGCACTTTTGTGAGCTTGCCCAAGTCACCAAGAGCAGCCCTAGCTCTGGCGGCAGCCGCTTTCACGCCCTTTTCTTCAAACTTAGCTGATTCTTCAAGATACGCTGCGTAAGCAGTTGCGATTTGTTCGTGTGTTGTCATAATAAATACCCTTTGTTAAACTGATTTATCCTCGATTTAATCGAGTGAAATATTTTTTCACTCAACTACTACTGCTTCTTCATTAGCATCTTCTGTGTCGTCAGTAATATACTGTGTAAACCCACCCTCTTTCTGGACCTTCAAAATGTTCCCGACACGACTGATAAGCTCATCCTTGTGTGAGATCAGCCAAATACTCTTCTGTGAATCTCGGGCCATCCGCTTGAGAACGCCCATTACGCTTTCAACGCCACTTGAGTCCAGCCCGTTGTCAATCATCTCATCAATGAACAGAAGGTTGACTGCCTCGTGTGCTGATTCCCATACGTCGCGGAACGACAGGCTCAACGATAAGATGACCCGTGTCATCTCACCGCGGCTAAGGTTGTAAAAATCAAGCTCACGGCCAAACTCTTCAATGCTGACTGTAAGATCACTCTGGAACACTACCGTGTGTGGTAGCCCTATTTTTTCAAGGTAGTAAGAGAGCCGTGCGTTGAGGTAGGTAAGATTCTGATCGATAATCCGTTTGCGGATGAAACTGTCCTTGTTAGTGAGGAGCTTGAGCAGGAACTCTTGATGATCCTTGAGCTTTGAAGCAGCGTCAATGGTCGTATAGTCCACGACGATGAGTGCGGCCTCCTCCATCTCCTGGATCTGCTCACTGTATGGATTGACCTCACCAAGTTTGCCCTCGAGCTGCTGTGTGAGGTGCTGAACTGAGCTCTTATGATTATGAGCGTCAACGATTTTTTTGTAAAACGTGCTCTTTGCAGTCCCAACGCTCCCAATTGCCGCAATCTGCTCGTTTATCTTGACTTTTGCTTCCAAAAGTTCCACGATCTGAGCCTCAGCCTCTTCCAACACCGCGATCTTACGCTTCAAGATCTCCTCTTGCTTGCCATCGTGCAAATCCTGCCCGCAAGCGTGGCACTTGTGATCCTTGAGTGCTGTGATTTCTGCTGTAGTAGTGTCTCGTGTTCGCTCTTCGCGGGTAAGCTCTGTGGCAGTGCGAGTCAACGCTTTCTTATGATCGTCAAGTTTTTTCACTGCCAACGCTATCTCATCGTTAGCAGCGTGTGTATCAATCTCAGCATCAATGTCTACCTTGAGCAATTCTTCCAAAGAACTTGACAAATCAGCGATATCGACCTCATGTTTCGCTTCCCACTGTGCGCTACGCTTCTTGAGAGCGGCGACCTGCTCTTCTATTTTCTTGTTTGCCTCAACACACGCTTTGATACGCTGTTCTTCTGCTGAAATCGTGTCCTTGGTAGCGCGAATCTGCTCTTTAAGAGCATCCGACTTCTCACTCAGCACTGTTATGCCAAGCAACTGCTCAATGATTGTGCGTTGATCGTTAGCTCTGAGGCTCAAGAACGGTTCAGTGTAAGTGTTCAACGCGACCACATTCTTGAACATATCATGCGACATACCTAAGATACGATCAATCTCAGCCTGGGTCTCACGAGAATCACCTTGAGCATCATCATCCTGCGCTGCAAACGCGACATCTCCCTTGTAAAACTTCAAGACATTGGGTTTACGCCCGCGTTCAATCCTGTAAGTGACCCCATCCTTAACAAAGTCAATCGTAGCAAGCATGCCCTTAGCATTAGTCCGGTTGATCAAGTTGTCACGACGAATGTCGTTTATTGCCTGCCCAAACAAGGCATAACTCAAAGCGTTAACGATAACAGACTTACCAGCCCCATTACGTGACCCAGCATCATCACCGCCTAAGTCTAAGTTTTCACCCAACACCAAAGTTAAATCTTTTCTATCAAAGTTTATAGCCTGAGTATTATTCCCAACCGACATGAAATTTTTTGTGGTGAGATTTTTTATTGTAAACAATTTTAGAGATTCCTGTAAATATCAATCAACACTTTTGGATCGTAATGATCGCTTTTAATCTGCGAAATTTCAGCGTTAACAATCTGATCCACTGATAAAAACTGAATACTACCTGGGGACACTACATCTGAAGTTACATCCTTTTTCACTGGAATCATCGTAAGCTCTCGCAGTTTATAAGTGTCAACAAAAGTTTCCTTCACAAAAGTAGCCTCTTCATAACTAATGTCAATGTCCAAGTTAACACGGACATGCATTTTTGGCTTCAAAATAGTTTCAGCCTTGTTCAAGAGGTGGCTAAGTTGGTAGATACGATATCTGGGCTGATCTGGCCACGAAAAATATTCTGGCTCCCCACCCCACTCTAACACCATACACCCACGCTCATCGTCTCCGACATCACTGTAGTTATGCGGGAAACAGTTGCCAATGTAGTTTATATTCTTTCCATTTTGCCGTTTATGAAAGTGCCCGCTAAACACTTGCTCGACACCTTTGAAATGATCCTGCTGTATTTCACCATGATCCGGCATCTGAATTTGCGCATTCATATAGAAATGCGGCAACTCAAAGTGTCCAAAACAATATTTGGCATTGATCTTTTCAATTTTCTTATGTTCGTCTTTAACTAGCCACGGAACAATGCTTACATCACTGTCTTTAAAAAACTCATTGACAATGGTAATGTTTGGGATATGCCTAGCCCACTCGGCTGATTGAATATCGCGACGATCTCTGAAAAATTGATCATGGTTTCCTGGTATAAAAAACACTTGAGAGAAATTTTCTCCGAGAAGTTCTAATATCTTTACAGCATAGGTCATAGTTCGGATATTCATACTTGCACGGTTGTTATGATAATCGCCAAGGAAGAAACAAGTCTCACAGTTTTCTTTTTTTGCGGTCTCGATAAACCAATTTACAAATTCAAGACAGTCATTATTGTGGGCTTCACTATTTGATTTCAAACCTAGATGCAAATCAGTAAAGACAATCGCTTTTTTAAATAAATTACTCATACGCTATTTTAAACTCGTTGGTTAGTGAAAGCAAATACAATTTGCCCAGAATCAAACGCACGATAGAATCCATTTTGATTCATATTTTCTACTTCAGATTTTTGCGGATCAAAAACAAGAAGTTTGTCTTTTAACTTATGTTTTTGCCAAGCATTTCTTGATCCCACTAGCCTACCTGCTTTTGTATACACATATCCTGGAGCAGTAGTATGAGTTGCAGTAAATCCGCAAGCAGAATACACACGGCCAGAACTAAATCTGCGGTGACAATAACTGATCATTGTTTCATCATCTTTCATTTGTGCTGAAATAAAGTGTTTGATCAATTTTGATGCCCCACCAATAACAGCATATTTTTTCTTAGCAGATAACCTAAGTAACTCGTAAGATGCTTTTTTTGTGAATCTACTTTTACCAAAGGTGGCGACCATAAATAATTCTCCATTCTCATTTATTAGCCCGTAGTTCACGCTACTGACACAGTCGCCTTGAATATGATTTTGATCCAGAAACTCTCTTTTGCTTTCACTGTTGAGGCTGATTAGTGACAACTTTCTTGCGAAAACTTTGGTTGACAATTTCATCAGGTGTTCAATCCTGCTGATGATAATATCCCATTTGTCATTCAACTCCCAATCCCAAAACTGCATTAGCGTAATTCCAGCTTTTTCAGAAGCAATGATTTTGTTTAAATGATAACTTTGACTTTTGACAAACTGCTCTGAATGCCAATATCCCCCATTCACTTCAATTCCTAACTTAAAATCTGGAAAATACACATCAACTTCTTTTGGAGATATAACACTTCTATTATGGAGTTCAACTGAAATATTTTTTGATTCAAAGTAACTTTTGAACTTACGTTCCAGTTCGGTTGCGGTATGAGCTACAATGGGCAAACTATGCTTATGAAAGTATTTGTTTAGATTACTACTGCTTACACCTAGCTCAGACGCGAGCTCGCCGATTGTCTTCACTAGATTTGATGATGCAAGCCAGTCTGCGTTATTTAATTTTTCTAAAACAGATGGGGCATAATAGTTACTTTTCCTGGTATCTCCAGCCTTAGCTGCGAGGTTTGCATTTTGTAGTGGAACTTTAACTCCATATCTACTTAAATTAGTGGCAGCAACTTTATCACGAATTTCAGGGCAGCTCAACACATTTTCCTTGCCATATTTTGTCAAGTTAGCTGCTTTGATTTTCTCTTTAACATCTGCTCTTTGAAAATTTGAAGCAACACCATATTTTTCAATAGTAATTTGCTCGATTCTTTCTTTAACATTCTTGCTCTGTGCTGGATATGCTACTCCAAACTTTTTAACATTTGAAGAAATAACACGGTCATGAAACTCTTGTGTTTGACTATAGTGAGTGGTCCCAAATTTTCTTAAAGACGCTTCAATGATTTTCTCACTATGATCTCCACGCTGCGATGCCCACTCTACCCCATATTTTTTTAAGTTAGTAGCTTTATTTTTTTCAACCGAGTGTAATCCAGCACATTTTGAACAGCAAAACTTACGATATGCTCTATCGTCTGGATTCCATTTTAACTTATTTCCGCAAATACACAGTGGTATTTCACCAATATCATTGCTAGCATGAAAAATAAGTTGTCTGGGATTCAAAATTCCATAGTCATAATAATTTTTAAAGATAGAATCCCATAACTCTGAATCTATTAGATGCTTTAGGGATAAGTATTTTCTATCTTGAAAGTCTTTAATCGTAATCGCCAGTTGAGTCATAGCTTTGATTGCCACCCATCCCTTGCCGAGTATAAGATGGGTTTAGTGAGTTCATTTCCAAAATATCGTCTCTAATATTTTGATTCTGCTTTTCTATATTTAGTATCCTTGTAAAGCTATTAGTGATAGCTGATGTGTAATACGCAAATGGATTCTGCGATTTTGATTCATCAAACTGTAGCCCAACCTGTGTAAGTTGAAGGATAGCCTGCGCTTGCATTTCGTCACGGTATGAGTAACCGCGCCAGTTTGATCTTGTAACATACCTCTCGCATAGCTTCATATACATAGTGGCGAGTTTGTTGGTAATCTGCCCATGCGTCCTGCAAAACTCTCCAGTATTGATGTCACCTTGCCAATGACTTTTACCAACTAACTGCGGAACCAAGTTGTCGTCTAGCTTGTAATGCTGAAATGATGGAAAGTTTACCTTGACATACTTTTTCGGTGTTGGAGTAGCTAATGCTGCTGGCAAATCAACATCCAGCTCGCCCAATCCGTCGTCAAAAATTTCTGGATCATCAATAACTGATTCGACCTTTCCTTTGACCTTGTTACCCTTTATGATTTTCGGAACAGTAGGAGCAGCAAGTGGTATATGATTCCATGTCATCAGCCGAAAAATAACATCTTGCGGTTTAATACTGTCGACAGATACAACAGCCAGCTCGTTTCTAGGTTTTTTACCTGCCATAAGCTCAAGTTCTTGAGATATTCGAGTAAGACGAGTTGCCCTAGCAGCAAGTGCTTCTGGCGGAAAAGTAGCAGTAACTGATTCTGACTCGCCTGTGTCCTCATCAACAATAATGCGAGTTTCAGTTTTTTCTTTTAACAATCCTGGAATGTCAGCTAAATCACGTATAATAATATCGTAATCAGCGTATTCGGGTTTAGTAAAGATACAGTATGTGGTTTTGCTTTTGTGAATCTCTTTAAGAATGTCTTTGTTGTTCAGATAGTTTATTTTTTTAGTTGGTACGATTAGTGATGACATGAGACACGGTCCTTTAATATACTACTATTTTAACAAAGATAAATATCATATAGCAAGCGAAATGATATGACAACTACCACCTTTTTACTAACTTTGACGAATAACTATGGCAAATGAAGAAACATCAGCTATAGCTAGCCCAAACTCTCCAGCAGATCCGTTTATTGCTGAAGATCCATATGAGGTGGCAAAGGGTAGCGGATACTCTGATGCAAGGGTGTTAACCGACGACCAAAAAACTTGGATAGGTGGTGCTGATCCGAATGATCCTTATATCATGGCTAGGATGGAGGGAAGCTCTTTCACTTCAAGTGACAGTCTTAAAAATATGGGATCTAGCTTAGGCGGAGGTATAACCACGCTTGGAGCAAATATTAAAAATGGTATTTCAGATTCTGTCGCCAACATTGGTAATGGGATATCAAACGTTAAAAATAAAGTAGCAGCACTATTTACTCCAGGAAGCCCTGCCGCAGCGAACGCAGCGCAATCGTTAATCAAAGGATCTGGGGTAAGCGGCGCACTTTCTGCAGTATCAAACATCTCTGCTGGAAGGATACAAGCAGGCGGCGTTCCAATTCCGTCTACACTATCGGCCCCGTCCGACGCAGTAGCTAAGTGGTCTAACCCAGATGGAAGTACCAGTGGCTCTGCCGGCAGCAACTCTGATGATTGGAGATTAAAAGTCTCGCTGTTTGATCCGTCATTATTCAGTGGCGGGGTACTTATACCACTTGAAAAAACGGGCGGTTTTATATTTCCTGTAACTCCACAAATTAATATAACTCACACTGCCAAATATTCATCACTATCACCTACCCATAGCAACTATGCTATGCAGTTTTTTGAAAGTAGTGAAGTAGCTGCAATACAAATAACTGGTGAGTTTCCAGTTCAAAGCACTGAAGACGGGGCATACCTACTAGCTGGGTTATACTTGTTTAGGGCAGCTACTAAAATGTTTTGGGGAAACGATGCTTTGGCCGGAACTCCGCCCCCAATGTTAAAACTATCTGGGTATGGGGCTGAATATTTTCCAAACGTGCCTTGTGTATTGACCTCAATGCAACACACTATGCCCGAGGACAAAGATTACATTAATGTTGACGGAACTTGGATTCCAACGCTAAGTACACTAACTATTACACTGCAACCACTATACAGCAGAAATGCAATGACTAGTTTTGATTTAAAGCAATTTGCTGCTGGCGGGTTACTTGGGAAAGGATTCATTTAATGGCTACCGTGGCATATTCCAAATTTAGTCCATACGCAAAAACAAAATTGTTTGGGCAATTTCTAGACGTAATGGTCCCTAGAAATATAACGCAACTAAAATCTGATAAATCCTACACGATTGCTAAAATATATGATTATCGTCCTGATTTACTTGCCTACGATTTATATGGTGATACTAGATTGTGGTGGGTATTTGCAATGAGAAACCCAGATGTTCTTAAAGACCCGCTATTTGATTTTACTGTTGGTAATACTATAATTTTGCCAGATAAAGCTACTCTTTTCACTGATTTAGGAATTTAATGTGGCTGATAGAAATGTTTTGCATGATTATGCTACCTACACTTACCGATTAAGTTTACACGCAATAAGTCCTTCTAAATATAATGATTTAGTTGATTCACCAGATGGGTACAAACCCACTAATGTTTTAATTTCCAGTGGTGGTGCTCGTGGTAGCAGTTTCCCGCGTGACCCAAATTTCCATGAGGATTTTTACTTTGACAAACTTTCAATAGAAACTGTAACTGGGATGAGTGCTACTACTAGAAATACTAATGCTATCACTCTTAATTTTACAATTATTGAACCATATGGGCTTACCTTACTCAATCGTATTATTGATGTAGCAAGCAGCCTTGGTGCTGAGAATTTTAAAACAATGCCGTTTATACTGCAAATTGATTTTTTTGGTTCTAAAGATGACGGGATTCCGACACAAATAACTGATATAACTAAAAGGATACCGATACGGTTTCTTGAATTTAAAATGAAGGTTACTAATAAAGGTGGGGTTTATGAAATATCTGCAACACCGTATGGCCACACTGCTTTTGAGGAGACTGCGGTCACTACTCCCGTTAAACTTGAAGTAATGGCCAAAACAATTGGTGAATTTTTTAATGCCCATGCTCACGATCCTGGCAATTTAGCTCAAGTTGGTGAAGTAGTTTCTAAACGTGTTGCTTTGCAAAATGCAGTCACTAGCGCTCAACGATCTCAACGATCAACTCTCAATGATTCTGCTGCATCAGCAAGAGTAGAAAAATCTAAAAAAGATTTAGCTGCTTTTGTTGGAGTAACTCCGGCACCAGTTCAAATCACTAGTTATGCGGAAGCCGTAAATAAGTGGAATGATACCTTGCAGTTAGAAGGATTAATTGAGGTAGCGGATGTTATATCTTTTGAAGTTGATAAATCTTTCAAAGATTCAACTTTCCCTAAAGCAGCTGAAATTGCTAAAGATGCCATCGAAATGAAGCAAACTACTGATAAACAAACTGGGGTAGCAACAGCAAGGCATACAGCCGAAGGTGATGAAGTTCTTATTCCAATTAATCAAGGTACATCGGTAACTGAGGTAATTGGTATTGCAATGCGAAACAGTAAGTACATACGCGATCAAGTTTCTGAAGAGCCGACAAATAAGACTGGGTTTATAGATTGGTTCAAGATTATTCCAAAAGTTAAATTGCGCGCTTACGATAAAATTCGCAAAACTTTTGCTAAAGAGTACATTTATGTTATAAAAAAATTTAAAGCGCCAAACACTGAAAACAGATTTGCTGCAAAAACAACTCCAACCAAATCAGTTAAAGATTACAACTACATTTTTACTGGTAAAAATGATGATGTAATAGATTTAGACATGACGTTTGATACAACTTATTTTACTGTTGACTCGGCTAAAAATACAAATTTGAATAATGTGAATGGAACACCAACCTCAGATAAGAAAGGGACCGACGAAAAGTCAAAATCCGCGAATTATAAAGATAGTAAGCCTGGGCAAAGCAATGAAAATGATGCTCTCAAGCCACAGCTTCATTACTCTGCCAACTCAGCGTCCACCGCGTCAAACGAGTTAAACTCGACTGAAAGAAAGGTTGGTGAACTTCAAGCTCAGATGTTATCTAGTGCCGCGGGTGATATGCTTAGTGTTGATTTAAAAATAATAGGCGACCCTGCGTTCATTAAGCAAGATGATATTTTACATACATTAGCATCTGGAGAAACTACTACTGACGGTGGAATCGTCACTGACAATGAAGAAATTTATTGTAACTTAACTTTTTTAACCCCGAGCGATTATGATGATTCAACCGGGTTAGAAGATCCAAAACAATCGAAATATACTTCAAGTGTATTTTCAGGGTATTATAAAGTTCTTACCGTTACAAGCGAATTTCAACGTGGACAGTTTACTCAAACTCTGCATTTAGTTAGATCACCAATACAACCAGAAAAATAATTTATGGCTTCAAATAATAGAGTAGGAACTAAAACACCAAAATGGGTCAATCCAGCGTCAATTCCTGGAACACTCTTAAGTCCCGGACCGTATATTGGGGTCGTTA